ACCAGAAGTAACAGTAGCACCCTGTGCATAAATCTCTTGATTCTTAATATCTTGTTCACCTAAATGAGCAAACGACGGCCAATAAAACTGAAAACGAGTCTGACGAGACCACATACGATGCAAACCTTGCTGATAATTCAAATCAGCTCGAACATTAACAAGTCCTAAAATAACACCATGCTCAGTAGCACTATATGTAAATCCATGACCTTTCGGATAACAAACACCATAACCTCCTAAATTACCTAAACCATCTTTAGATGTAGGAGTAGCAGCTTGGGTGGTTTGAGCAACAGGAACAACTTGTATAGGAGACGAAGAAACAGACAGCAATTCCGGCCTCTGGAGGCGCGAATCGGGTGACTGAACTTTAAAATGTTGATAGAGGATTTCGCTGTAGCGAGTTCCCCCTCGCGCATCGCGCTCATACAATTTCTGAGTCTGAAACGCTAAACGAATATCATTAATAGTAGCAGCAGTAGCAGTAGATAAATCAGCATACAAAGTACCATTTGGATCAATTACAAAACCAGTACCACTCGGAGCACCTCGCATCTCAGCAGTAGTAGCATCAGTAGTCATACCAGTTTGTGACGTTAATAACACACCAGAACCAGCATTACGAGCAACAGCAGCATTACTATTCAACTGATACTTAACAGGAGCGGTAGTACCTAAAGGTAACGAAACACTTGTAGCTGCTCCTCCAGTAGTAAATACTTTCTGCGGCCAAGGCAAAGCAGAAGTAAAATAATCATGACGCTTAGCACGCTTACGAATAACATAATTACTCTCAGTATCTGGACCATCACCAGTATCAACAACAGCTTGATCAGTAAGATTCTCATCTCTAAACCAATCATTAAAAATAAGATTATACGCACGATGATGTAAAGAATTAAACGTTAACTGAGTAACTTGAGTAGGAATACCAAAATAATCGCTCAGCGTACCTTCTGATACGCCTGCAGCGCTCGTAATAGTCGGTACAGTATACTGCGTCGAAGTATCCGTATCACTAGGACCTGTACGTGCTCCATTAAATGCTTCCCAGTTATCCCAAAGTAAACGATTGGGAACAAAAAAGAAAAACGTTTCTAAATGTAAATTATCCAAAATAGGATATATAGGAGTTGTCATACGAACAAATGCATGCAACTTAAGATTAAACGTATCTCCAGGTAACATCTCATCAACTAAAATAGGCACCAAATCATCTGCATTAAACGTAGTCTTTAAACCATGAGTACGACTAAACTTAGAACGAGGCATACCAACAGATGGTGCCTGTGCAAACGTATGACCAGTAGGCCTTCTACGTCCTACTTTACTATGTCGTGACATATATACTCCTTAAAAAAGGGGTGCAAACGCACCCCAACGAACAGGTTAATTAACATCAGGATCAGAACTCTTAAAATTAACTAAACATCCCATACTTTCATTAGCCATATGGGGTTCAAATTGACCAGTACTATCGTCAAAAATACCTATCTCAAAAAGAGTAAAATCTTCAGGATATTTAGCAAAATCCTGCTTAGCACTCTTATCATTAACAACTTGTGTAATCTGACGAATAGCATCGCCTTTAGCTTTCGCATAAAAAGGCGGAACATAACACTCTGTCTTAGAATCAAACAAAGTATAAGCTTTTAACAACATAAACGACTCCTGTAATATATTAATTATACGACTCATCCAAAACACGAACTAAGCGAGACATACGCTGCTCCATATGAACTTGTTGTGCCTGCAAACGAGCAAAAGATGTATCTTTTATCTTAGATGCTTGAAGCTTACGCTTATCCTTAACTTGCTTATACATCTCAGGATCTTTCTTAAGCAATAACTTATCATAATACTCAGGCGGCTTGGATACAAAACCATTCATAACACATGTATCACTCGGATACAAGTCACGCCAATATTTCTCAAACCAACCTTTACCTATTCCTCCGCCTCTGCGGCTAGGACAAGAATACTCAGGCTTTAACTGTACTATCTGACCCGTCGGGTGATGATATCGACGATAACGCGAATAAGATTCCTTACCGTACTTCTTCTTAAGAGTGTAACGAGCAATGTACGCAGCACTTTCATAAGATAAATCTCCTATAACTACACGACCTTTTCCCCAAATATCTTCAATTTTGGAAGACGTATAAAGATGATTATTATTCTTATGCTCAGTCTTCCAATACTTCTTATCAGTAATTGCTAAATTAAACAATGCTATATGATAATGAGGCCGAAAAGTCTTTTTAACATCACCATATTCGCCAGAATAAAAATAACGAAGTTTAAATTCAGGATGATGATAACGTAAAGACTTAAAAAACAACTGCATATCTTCTAAAGATAATGAACCATACTCAGGTAAATGCTGATTAGCATAAGTAAGAGTCAAAAACGAGTTATGTTCCCATAAACTCGCCTCATGGGCACAACGAGTTGCCCAATCTCTAGAACGAACTTGCTTACAATAATCACACTTCTTACAAGGAATTAAAGTCCGCTCGACTTCCTCACCAGTATCGCTATAATAACGATTAGAACTAGGTAGTTGACTACCTACCATCATCTTCCATCTACGCGTCGCAACTTTATCTATCTTCGGACGCATATCAATTTCACCCTCTCGCTGTAAATAAGCGATCATGGGATTAAAACAAGACATATATGTACTCCTTAATCTTGGTCGGGTGTTCAAGCACCCGGCTTTCCTTATGTACTACAGTCTATAACCGCCTCGCATATGACGGCGGTAATTCTTTTTATGCGAACGGCCTGCCGTTCGCCGAAAAAGTCTTTTACTTTTTCTTCGAGACATTCGTCTACGTCTAGCCATAAAAAACTCCTTAAATTTTTTTAAAATTTAAAAAAAAACAGACAGATTTCTACGAAATCCTGTCAGTGGGGTTAATATATATCAAGGGTATTATTAACCCCACTACCTCACTCGGCTTTCGCCTCGCTCGGTTCAACAGCGGGAGTCGCTTCCTGTGATACAACTCCAGTCGCTAAACCTAACTCCCGCATCTCATCTACATTAGATGGATCAGAAGCAAATTCCATAAATTGCAAAGGATCATTCTCAAACTTCCTACGTAAATTAGCCGGAAGTGTCATAAAACTTTCTTCCGCTCTATTTATACGCTCATACAATCCAACTAAATCTGGAACATCAGAAAAATCTCCATAATTCTTCTCTGAAAGGGGAGAGCCTTGCAAAATTGATTCATTACCGGTTTTAGTAAACCGTGAAATAATTTTATCTATATCACACTCATCTTGAAACGCTTGCTTAGTAAGTGACTCACCTTCAGGATAAAACCGTGTAGGTCTCTGCCAAATACTTTTCTTCTTATTAGTTTTCATATTCTTCTAAATCCCATTAAATATTTACCAAGCTCTAACGCTTGATCAAAAACTTGAAAAGTTGAAGCTTGCTTAACACGACCAGTATTAGCACGCATATACTCTGTTTGAGCTTGAATCTGTTGAAGCTCAGCAGCACTACGCATTATCTGCAAACCAGTCGACATAGCAGGAGCTAATACATTCTGAATATTAGCACGCACACCTTGAGAAGTGCTACCTTGTATCTGTGCACCGGGTGGAGTTGTAGCTCCACCCTGTTGATACGCTAAAATAGGATTAATACCTGCCTTACGCAAATCCTCCATACGGCGTTGAACTGCCGTATTAGACATACGCTCTTCAAATTCCATCTTCTGACGAGCAGAAGCAGCTTGCTCTTTATATAAACGATCTAAATTAGCCTGCTGCACATCCTCAGCACGACGAGCTTCAGCAATATTAGCTTTATTCGTCACCTGTTGACTCCATCCACTAACAATGGAGCCTCCTAAAGCAGAAGCTCCTCCAAGAGCGGCACCAGCAGCTTGACCATAAGGACCAAGAAAGCTACCAAGCGAAGCACCTGTACTAGCACCAGAAATAGCAGCACCAGCATGTCCTACAGCTCTAGAAGGTTGACTAACATCCATATGTCCTAAAGGCATATAACCTCCTAAAAATGATCAACCAAGCCAGGAATAGCAAATACAGGCATTGGACGTACACAATTATATTTAAATACACCATCAAAAAAGAAATCAGGTTCAGTAGATACAGCCTGAACACGAGACATAGGCGTATTAGATTCAATAAACGAGTTATTAAGAACAGGCAAAGACGCAAAATCCTGCGCTAAATGCCACGCATCAAAAGCACCAGTAGCATTAGACCTAAATGCACCCGTTATCATAGATGGCTTATAACGATATTCATCATATCTCGCCTGATAACCAAATACCTGACTATCTACAGTTGTAGCAGGTGAACCAGAAGTAACAGTAGCACCCTGTGCATAAATCTCTTGATTCTTAATATCTTGTTCACCTAAATGAGCAAACGACGGCCAATAAAACTGAAAACGAGT